GTTATATCAGTTAGAGTAATCCCATGTGCTTTTAAACATTCACTAATTGTTTCACAATTGTACCAATCAATGAAGTCATTATGCACAGACATAATCAAGTCATCACCATAAGTAACAAGCCGACATTTATCATTAAAATCTTCCAATGTATATTTTAATTTTAACTTATCTACTATCTCTAAAAATGCTAACTTGATATAATATTTATTTGCCTCACTATTTAACTCCGCAGTTATTGGTGAACCCGAGGCTATACCATTCACCGTTTGATACACTAAATTTTCACATAAATGTATAGGATTTAAAATTTCATTTTCAAGCAAACTGCGCAAATGCTTGATATGATCTTCCGTAGCGCCATTAATCTCATGCCAATATAATATATCATCTATAATATTAGCAACCACTTGACTAGATAGGGTGGGCCCGAAGTTGGAATAATCTCCTACAACTATATTATTTCCTACTTCTAAGAGATATTGCGCTAAATATGTCCATTCCACACTATCTGGATTTATTCCAATACCGTGTTGGCCATAAACAGTTGAACTACGATAAGCACTTAAAAATAATCCCATATATCTTCTTATATCTAAAGTAGTCTGAATAGGTGCTATACTAAATATACGAGTCTTACCGGGTATCTTACACTTATCCGGGGGTAATCGATAATCTTTAAGACAATCAATATATATAGGAGGCATACACTTCCCTAACTTGCGCATTTCACTACGAACCGTCATCAAAGTATTCAACCGCGGATCTATACCACGCAGATCATAACCTGTTTCTCCCAGCTCTAGATCAAACAAGTACTTCTTTGATGACTCACCTACCGGGCGCAAAGAACTTAAGGGATAACCTTCAGATGAATTCCAATTCAGCGCTTCACAATGTGGTATAGCTGTACTACCACACACTGCCTCCTGTAATGTTAACTCTCTAAGACTAGCCAAAGGATTCTTACACTTATTTAATAAAATTGAACGCTGATCATTTGATACTTCATCTAAATATTTCTGTTCAAACGGTATACTATAGCCAGAACCATGCTTAGCACAACCATCGCGTAATGGATGCGATCCTTCAGGTTGTCTAGGGTCATTAGGTCGCAATGGATTAGGTTCAGTCAAAACATCATAAATCTTCCCATGCAAAAGCGAAGGAACAATTTTTGATTTCCCACTTTCATGGTGTGCAAAATCCTTTGTTACTGTACCTAATAACAATAAATTTGTATCTAATTCTACAGTAGCCTTATCCAAAGAATCAAATTCCGGTAAAATATATTTGGGTGCCTCTTTTAACTCAGGAGCAATCATCTCACGACATAGTGGCTCTGCGAGTCCTCCACCACGGCAACCAGCTACATGAATTCCAATAATACCAGGATTCCCTCTACAACAACCAGATGCAACTAACACCGATCCACACATGCCACTCCCTCGCACTGGATATCTGAACGAAACATCCATCTCTATACGTGACACGTGCTCTGCACCTGCTATAGGCATAAAAGATTGATATTCTAATGGTAAACCATACGCATGTTGTTTTCCTTTTACTATATCCCAATTATATAAAGTAGCTGTTGATCCTACATTATTAAACTCTTTAAGAGAAACAATAGAGTTAGTAATATCTTTAAATTGCGGACAAAATTTAGGAAGCTCCAGAACACCATAATTACTACGATTTTCCACACCTGCTACTTTAATCCAACGAATATTTTGCAAATGATCTTTAGTTAGAAATACATTACACTCCTTTCCATTCATGTTATATTGCAAAATAAAATTAGCTCCAGGATGACCCATAAACTCTTCAATATAATGACGAATAACTAGCACTTTCCTTTCACGGAGAGCTAAACACTTACCATTTTTCTCAACCCATTCACCAGTATCTAACACTTTACGCATTATAAGCCAGCAAGTGTTATTTTCAATTTTCTTTTCTACTATTGCACCGGGATCAATAGCTCCTTCTCGCGAAGCAGGTTGCGGAGGCGCCTTCGCAGCTTTACTCTTATCAATATTATAGTAATTTGAACCTTCAGCAGCTGCACCTTCTTCTGTTGAAAACACTTTAGATACTCCTTGAGCTATCAACGAACCTACTGCAGCTCTTGCTGCTCCTGACGCCGCTGCTCCTGCCAATCGCACTTCAGTTGGTGATACTGTTCCAGTATATAAGCGATACACACTATACAATCCCATCAAAACTGCTATAATTTTTCCAAAATGTTCGTATAAAAAGGTTAACACCATTCCAACAAAAGGCAAAGCAACAAAACGCCACCAATCCTTCGCAAATTCATAAGCTCGTACCAAAAAACTCTCTGTTATATGTAAATTACGCTTATACTCCATACTAACAAAAGGATTATAAGGACTATTTTCAACTAAACCGTGGTCCGCATTCCACACAACTTTCATCGCTCGAACGTATATAGGGTTATTTAAGAAAGCTGTATTTTCACACACACATTTACTATCAAACTTAGCAGGTAAACGTAAATCGTTAGTATAAGTAATAATATCATAACGCGGATTATATTCTAACTTACGTGTATTATATATGTGTGCAACCCAAAAACGACAATGCTCGCACCAACGGTTAGGTCTTGCTTCCACCATTCTATCCATCAACTGCAATAGACAACTCACCAGCAATAACTCGTCTATACTTGCAAATACGCCTCGATCAACAAACTTGTATATCTCATCAAATGTTTCGAAGTCTCCAGATTTTAACCCTTCTCGCTGCTCATCAGTCAAAACAGCAAATCTAGATGGAAGTGTAGCCTTAATAAAAGCTTCCAGCTCTGAAGAAGCTTTAGTTTCCCATAAAGTTCTAGCAACATCAAATATTTGAGTTTCTCTAAACTTCCAATAAAGAAAGGCTCGTATCGCTTCAGTACCTGTCAAATTGCGCCAATCTGGTACAAAAGTATGTTCATATGGACTACATGAAGTATTTCCTAAACCCCATCCACATTGCTTCAAAGCACTTACCCAAGAATCCGGAAACATTGAGATACGTTTTGGATGAACTGAATATCGTAACCTAATATCTTTAGATAACATTTTAAGTAGTAAGGGTGAAGGTATAATATCATCAATATCTGCATACTCACAAAGCACGCCTCCGGATAATAATTTTTGACATGCTCCAACATCAAGACCGGTTTCGGTATGCAAGTAATGAACAATTTGTCGTTTACGTTGATTAAACCATTCTGGTGACACTGGATCTCCTCGTACTCTAAACCGCAACCCTTGATCTGGATCATCTTCATCCAAATTGTCAAAATTCATCTCACCGGTAGCAGGAGGATTCCATAAATGCGCAAATTTACTTAATACAGAATTAATATAGGAATCCTCAGATATAGGAGGCTCACCAGCTACGACTTCTCTTGCTGCAGCTCGCTCGCGCATAAACACCTCATGCAAAGTTTCTTCAGGTAAAACGCTCTCATGAACAAAGTTTAGCTGATCATCACTATTATAATCTGGATCCAGAGCATATGCTGATTGCATTCTCATCTTAAAATTATCTCGCTCTTTATGTACATGCTCAACAAATCGTTCTTTTGCAATACGAATAAACTGAAGGAAAGTCATAGGCTGAGTCCACGCAGTATTTGGATTCTTAGCATCTAACGCTAGTTGAAATACTAAGTGTGCTGAATTTATCTTCTCGTTGGGCGGTAACTCTGAAGCATCTAAAATTCCTGGAAACCGACGTTTTATATCGTCACTAAAATCAGCTCTAGCCATCACTTTACGTCTCCGATAAATAGCCTGTGGACATCGAGCTTCCGAAATCTGAGGAAACTCCAAATTTGAATTCATATAATATATCAAAGGATTTAATCGTTTATTTTTTTCATGAACAGCTGCCATAGGAGGATTCAAAATAGAACTCGAACATATTGCTAAATGTGTTGCTATCTCTTCTTCAGTAAACTGACCACAAACTGCATACGCCTCATCGCGAGCTATTACAGGCGGATTTTTACAACCATTCCAATATTTCTGTCCTAAAGCCAGCCAGTAAATCATACACTCTTTCGTTTGATAATCAATAGCGTTCAACAATTCCTTACAAACCTGATTAGTAATATAAGTTTTACCTATACCTGCAGGACCAGACACCCAAATAGGAAAAGCCTCAAACCGCACATCAGGATGA